CCGGTCTACGCGAGCGACGACCAGACCCTGACGCTGACCGCCGCGACGTATTTCCACGCGATCGGCCGCGTCGTGATGTACCGCTCGTCCGGCTACGGCGACATCAAGCTGTACTCCGCGATGGAATACGCGGCGATGATCGACAGCGACTAGATGATCGACAGCGACTAAGCGTGACGGCCGCGGGTTGACCCGGCCTCTTTGAAAGGAGTGACCATGACTGTGCTCAACGGTGCAACCTTCGCGGCTGGTCTTCGCACCGAGTTCCTGAAGACCTACGAGCAGGAGTACGCGGGGCTCGGAAGCTTGGATGTCTGCATGCAGAGGGACATTCCGAGCGACAAGTTCCTGGAGAAGTACGTTTACTACGAGACTTCTCCGTATCTCCGGCTCTGGAAGCGCGGCCAGACGATGCCCATGGGGGCGTTCCGGGCTGTGCAGTATTCCGTCTCGAACCTGGAATGGGCGATCTCCATTCCGTGGCACTATCGGGACCGGAACGACGATCAGACCAAGAGCCTCGTGCAGCATGCCCGGCAGGCCGGCGAGAACGCGGCGCTCCTCGACGAGCGCGTGTTCTTCCAGATCATGACGGCCGGCTCGTCCGCGTTGCTCCTGGAGAACGTGCCGACTTGTCCCGACGGCGCGGCGCTCTACGCCACCGTGGACGGGGCGAGCGCGGCCCGCTTCGGGGCGACTTACGGCAACCTGTGGACCGGCACGGGCGTCTCCGTTCCGTCCACGATCATCACGGACATCTGCTCCGTGCTGTCGCAGTTCCAGAAGTACCAGGACACCGAAGGCGAGCCGCTGCTTTCCGCCAACGCGATCGATGGCGGGATCACGATCTTTGCTTCGCACGCCCTGCGACAGGTCATGCTGTCCGCCATCCACATGCTGTACCAGCCGTACACGACCGTGACCGCCGGCAACGTGACGGTGTCCAACCTGTTCAAGGACGCCGGCCAGTCCATCAAGGTTGTGTTCAGTCAGCGCATCACGGGCAACAGTTGGTATGTGTTCTTGAACAACTGCAAGCTCAAGCCTGTCTTCTCCCAGCTTCGGGAACCGCTCCAGGACATGGTTGCCACCTGGGAGAATTCGGACATCACCCGCGCCAACGGCATCGAGTCGATCCGCTGGTGGGAAGCCAAGGGCTACGGCTGCAACCTGCCCTACGGCACGATCAAGGTCTACAACTCGTAGCGGTGCGCGCCGCCTGATCCGGCGCCTGATCGTCGCATGAGCGGCGGGGCGTCGGGGGCGAAACAATTTGTTGGAATGCATGCCATGGCGAATCCGCCCAATATGGCCGCGGTCGCGGCGTCCATTGTGGATGAAGCCCCGCCGGTGTCCGTGAAAAAGTTCTGGATCGGCACGACCCTCGACGCGCCCGCGCAGAACATCGACCTGGGCGGCATCTGCTTCCCGCGGTTCACGCGCAAGCGGGTCGAGGGCGACAAGGCGGGGATGGACGAGCTTTCGTCCCCCCTGCCCGGCTGCATGATCGACCTGGACGAGGAAACCGTCAGGCGGATTTATGAGTCCGTGGCGCTTCGCATCGTGCGGTGGGGGCGGGAAAAGAAGATCAAGGAAATCAACCCCTTCACCGGCGAGGCCACGGAAGTGGCGGCGCGGCGCGGGGAAATCCTGTCCAAGGACCGCAAGCTGACGGAGAGGGAACTTGAGGAGCAGAAGAAGCTCAACATCTATCTGCCCCGGTTCCGTGGTGAGCCTGGCGACGTGTCGGTCGGATGTTACTGCTACATGGTTCCCGTGGACAAGCTACCGCAGGGGTTCGTCTACGGCGCGACAGATCCGGACACCTATCAGCCGCCGACGCTGGTTCCGCGTGATAATCCGAAACTGAAATATTAGCGGGGGAAATCGCCATGTCCTCGCCGACGAGAGACGAGATCCAATCTCAGTGGGGCAAGGCGATCAAGCCGCTCAACGAGTTGCGGAAGTACGCCGCCACGCACACGGCGGCGGGATCGGCGATCAACGTCGGCGATAACTACCTCAACATGGAGGACGCCCTGGTCGCCTCCATCAAGGGGGAGTACGCCCGCGAGAAGATCGACGCTATCCTGACCTACCGCGCCGCCGTCAACAACGCCCTCCTTGCCGCCCCCGTGGTACTCTATCCGCACCTGCGCGAGTACATGCGGTATGCCGGCTATCCCGACACGGAGATCAAGGCGATGCTGACGCGGCTCTACCAGTATTTCGCGGACAATTCGTACACCGTCAACAGTCGGGGGTTCACGTTCGGGACGCCGGCGGCTGGAGGCTCCAACACCGGCACGGGGACAGTCAACCGCCTCAACGTAGACGAGCGCGGCTACGACATCGAGAATCAATCTGGTACGGTTGCCGGAATGCTCAAGACGGCGGAGTGCGTTGCCGACGCCACGACCGGGACGAATCAGCACGAGGAAGCGTTTGACCTCTACGGGCCATCTCCCGACCGGGATGACCTGCGCGTCGTTGGGGTTCGCAGGACGATGCGGGTATATGCGAAGGCCGCGCCGGCTTCTTACCCGTACATCTCCAACCCGTCCTTCGAGTCCAACAGCGGAACGGACGGTTCGGCCTTCACGTCGGCAAGCCAACTCGACAACTGGACGATGTCCAACTATTCCAAGATTACGCCTATCGCGTCGGACTATTACCGGGGCTACAAGGGATGTTCGACGCCCCGGTGCCTATCGTTCTCCGCCGACGTCAACATCACACAGGCGCTGTCCAGAGTGAATGCGAAGTTCTCGCCGTACGTGCCGGCCTACTTTCAAGTCGCGTTCAAGCGTGTGTCGTCCTGCAACGGAACGCTTACGATCACGTTGGGCGCGAAGTCGACGTCCGTGGCCCTCTCCGCGCAGTCGGGATGGACGATCCTGCGGCTGGGGCCGTCGTCGGATAACTGGTTCAAGAACTGGAACAATTCCGCCCCCGCCGTCACGCTCGCGTTGTCGGGACGCTCGACAGGTTCCCTGCTCGTGGACGACATTATCCTGTGTCCCTACGATGTCTTCGATGGCGGTTGGTACGCGGTGGTAGGTGGCGCGACGGCCTTCCTGCGGCGGGACAAGTTCACCTTCAGCGACCTCGTGTCCGTCGCCGAGGGCATCATTCAATACTGGCTATACCGCGCGTGGGGTTTCTATCTGCCCCACTGCGCCACGGGCCAGACGTGGGATGACCCCAGCTAACGGGAGGCTGCCATGTACCGCGACGTGACGATCGGGGCCGGCGGAACTACTTCGGCTGTCGCGGAAGCTCCCGTCGGGCTGTTCGGCGAGGCGGCGCAGTTCCTGGGGATCATCATGCCTGCCGCCTTTACCGGATCGACGGTCTCTTTTCAGGTTTCGGACGATTACGACAAGGACGCCGCCTCGGGGAATTTCTACGGCGTCTACGACTCCAGCGGCAGTCTGGTGGCCCTGACGGTCGGCACGAGCCGCTTTGTGACTCTGACGGCGATCCAATACCAGCAAATCGGGAAGTTCCGCTGGCTCAAGGTGGTATCCGCCTCGACGGAAGGAAGCGCCCGTTCCCTGCGCCTCGTCTGGGCCTAGTCGGGAGGCGTGACGATGGCGTTAGCCGACGAGGTCAAGAGCCGCTATAGCACCCAGTTCCTTGCGGGCGTCACCAACCCGCAGAATTCGGCACCCACCACCATCAACGACACGACGTTGGGAAAAGCCTGTACCGACATCGAGTCGGCCTTTTCCAAAAAGGGAATCTTGTTCGACGTGACCGACGCCGATCACGTATCGACGGCGGTTGAAGGCGTCGTCGCCCTTCTGCGGAAACGCTGCGGGCAGTTGGGCGGTTACGAGGAGTGGCGCGAGTGGCTGACCGACCTCGACGCCCTGCGCCTGGTCACGGCAAACGACCGCATCCTGCCGCGGTCTTCGAGCGAATTGACGCCGACTGACGAGAATCCAAATAACGACAACGAGACGCGACCGGCATTCGACATCGCCGACTTCGATCACTTTGTCCCTGATGACAAGCGGTCGCCCAGTAGGCGGAATTCCGACAGCGGCCTATTGAACACCTAACATGACCGATGGAAATGCCTATCCGATTTCCACGCGCATCGCGGCCAAGGTTCGGAACCTTGTAGACAATCCCGCCCGCCTCATGCCCGCCGTGGGGCAACTGCTCGTCAGTCTCAGCAAGCGCGCCTTTCGGGACCAGCGCTTCGGAGAAATGCTCTGGCCCTCCCGTTATCCCACGCAGGCGCCCCCGAAGATCAACATAGCCGGCGCCGTGCAGGATCTCGGCCACGGCCCGAATGTGAAGGCCCGGCGCTTCCAGGACCGACCGGCGCTCTTGGACACGGGGATGTTGCAAGACTCCATCGTCGCCAAGCCGGGCGCGGATCGCGTGGAGGTGGGGAGCGTGATGCCGTATGCCAAGCAGCATCAGGTGGGCGGGACTTCGACGCAGCCGATTACGCCCGCGGTGCGGAAGAACCTCGGCAAGTTCCTGAAATCGGCGAAGGGGAAACCGTATCGGCCGAAGCTGGGGTTTTTGTTCCAGAGGAAGGAATTGAAGACCAAAGCAAACGCGCGGCCCTTTATCGGTCTAACCGACGAGGGGCGCAAGCGTATTGTTGTGTTGCTGGAAGGCGAGCTCGGAATGAAGGCGACCTAATGGCTACAGCCGACGTGCGGACAGTGCTGCGGATTCCGTCGAAGCTCTGTGCCAATCCGACGGACCTGACCGGAACGTTTCCGTATGGCGGGACGGCGTTGGGCTTGACGGCCAGGGCGGCGTTCCGGCCGAAGGCGCTTTATTCCCCGATCACCGCCGAGGAGCACGGCGGGCTCGTCGTGGACGGGCTCTATTGCGGTGAACAGGCGATGCTGACGTGTTTCCTACGGGGATGGGATAGCGATGCCATCGCCACCTGTTTTCCAAATACCTCGATCGGCGGGGTCACTGGAAGGCGATATATCCGCTACGAACCCGGGGTATCCGGGCAAAACAGGGCTGGCTATAGGCTCTCGAATCTGGCCATCAAGCTCTTTCTCTCTCCGGAAGCGGGCCAGTACGCCCCTGGCGTGTTGATCTACTCGGCGGTGCCGCAATGGGACGAGGGCGCGGAAATCGCGCTCCGTGACACGCAGGAGGCAACCCTGCCGATTGTTTTCCTATGCCTCCCATCGACGGCGGGACGCTGTTACGAATTCGTGTGGCCCAAGGACGCGAATATAACATGAACACCTGGCAATGCCTCAATCAGTTGCGCTACCTCCTCCGCGCCGCGGTGTGGTCGGGGAGCAGCACCAAGGTCTTCGCCAACGAATCGGTCATCATTTCCGCCTCGCCCGCGCCGAACTTTCTGGAGTCGGCCCGCTGCCCGCTCGTCATCCTGCGCCCGATGGAGGGGCAGGTAGATCCCGAGTTCGACGAGGAGCACGAACTGATGGACCGGAAGATCGCCGCGACCCTGATAACGGCGATCACCGGCGATGCGGGACTTGGCGAAAACGCCATCATGGGCGCGAACAAGACCGGCGGCCAATCCGCCAGTGAAGGTCACGGCCTCCTGGAAATGGAAGAGTGTTTGTTTACTGCGATCCGGCACTTGCAGGAAAACAGCGGCATTATTCTGCAACACCTTGCCGCCAGCGCCGCGGCCGTCCAGCCGGTAGAATTGACCGGCGGGGTCCGGTACATCAACATGGCGGAATATACCTTCGACCTCCTGACCACCACATTCCGCTATTATCCGCCCTGTACGCAATTCGACGCAGCGGGGGCGTCTGCCGGGACGGTCAACCTATCCTGGGCCGTTCCTGGGGCACGCTATGACCTCTTGAAGGTCATCCTGCGGCGCGCCTCGGGCGCAACGCCGCCCGCAACGCCTACGGCGGGGACGGGTGTTACCTTGGCGTCAGTCCTGGCGACCTCCGTAACGGATACGCCAGGCGCCGGGACGTGGAGTTATGCCCTGTTTTCCGCCTACGACGAGACGAACGCAACGCCGACGACGGCCGACCGCTATTCCGACGCCGTGACGGATACTGCGGCAACGCTCTAGGTGTCTCATGACCGTGATTTCCAGCGGCGCAACGTTCATTGTGAAATTCGATTTCAGCCAGGCCCGAGGCGCAAGCAAGGCCGCTGCCGGGGAGGGCCAGGGGGCCGCGCCGTCGAAGGAACCAGAAAAAGCCGTAGCGGAGAAGGAGACGCCGAACCCGAGCGCGGCGGCTGGCCGTGCGGTTACGGCCGGCGTGAGTGCGGTAGCGGGGGCCACGGGGGCCGAGGCCGCTGCGGTCGGGGGTGGGCTACGCGCGGGGTTCAAGGCGGCGGGGGCGGCAGCGGCAACGGCGATTGCGGGTGCGTATTCGCTCGACAAGGCGCTTGAGACAATCGGCCCAGCGCTGATTACTTATCTGGAGCCGATCGTCAACAGGGTCCTCGGAAAACAGGCGGGTACCCTGTGGCACCAGGAATCGTTGCGGCTGGCGCAGACGGCCGCCGAAGCGCGACTCGGTGTTACCAGCAGCATCGAAGGCTGGCGCGGAATGTTCGAGCGCGGTACGGGTTTTACGGCGTTCGGGAAGCAACCCACCGTCGAGGACTACCTGCGCGGAAAATTTGTCAGCCGGGAAATGGCGTTCCAGACGGGCCGGCTGGACTTCGCGCGGCAATTGACGCAGCGCACGTGGGACCAGAAATCGCAACGCAACTACGCAAACGTGGCTTGGATTGAACAGTTCAGCAACATGAGGTTGTGGCCGTGACCCTCGCACGCGAATTGTCCGTCAGCTACGGCGGGTTTGTGGTCGGCCCCTCGACGAGCCGCCACATCGACGGCTACACGCTCAATGACGACAGCCCGGAGCGCGCGTCGTTCCAGATGACGTTCGTTACGACGCCCGTGACGACCGAGGCGGACTTTGTCGCCGAGTGTGTCGCGTGCGAGGCGGCATTCCGCAAGCCGCGGGCGGACCTGACGCTGACGCAGGGCTCAGGCGGGTTGATCTCGCTTTCGCAATCCGGCAATACGGGCTTTGATGCAATCTCCACAATCGAGAAAGTTGGCGCGCTCGGGGATACCGGTCGCTCCCGCCGCTACCGGGTGCGGATAGAATTTGGGAGGCCCGCCGATAACTACGGCACGTCCGGCCGGCGATCCGGCAGCGTAGACGTGTCGTATTCCGAGTCGCGCATCCGAACAGTGACGCTTAGTGGCGTCTATACCGCCATGCCAGCCGGCAACGCTGCCCGCGCGCAGTATAGCGCTGAGATCGAGGGCTATTGCACGGGCGTCCTGTCGGGCCTCGGCATCTCCGGTTACGAGCAGATCGGCGAACCCAAGACGGAAGCGAACGACACAGACAAGACGATTTCCTTTGTGCGAATCTACCGGGAACTTATCAAGGATCAAATTTCGGGCACGCTCAATGACTTGGCGATCGTCCACGCCCAGATGAAGATATCCTGCGAGAAGGTCGGCCCCGGGGACTCGCTTGGGGCGCGGCGGTTGGCAATCATCAACTGCACGTATGATTGCAGCATCGACAAGAACGTGACCCAGGACCTCAAGGGCAAGTATGCCTCCATCCGGTCCTACCTGGTTAGCCAGGTGCGCACGGGCATGGACCTTGCCGCCATCTGCCTCGTGAGCGACAAGCCGGAATATGACTACATGGAGAACCGTATCGTCGCCAACCTCCAGTTGTTCGGCGTCGTGAGCGGCAACACCATCGAGGCGCGATACACTCGCCAACTACATCAGGACGAAAACCCCGTGCTCGTGCCGGCCTGGACGGGTGATCCAATGAGTTACTTCCTGTATCCGGGGCCAAAGCGATACATCACGACCGTTACGACCGTTAAGCGCGTCCTCGGGCACGTCTCCACGATTGGGGGCGGAGGTGGCGGTGGTGGGGGAGGGGGGGGCGGGAAGGGGGTACATG